CAACAAGGGTCGTCAGCTAGGAATCTCAACGATCACTGCTGGCTACATTGTTTGGATGATGCTGTTCCATCGCGATAAAACCATTCTTGTTATGGCAACCAAGTTTGAAACAGCAGGTAACTTGGTCCGCAAAGTCAAGAACATTATGAAAAACCTTCCTGACTGGATCAGGATTGCAAACATTACAACCGACAACCGCACGTCCTTCGAGTTGTCTAACGGCTCTTCTATTAAGGCTGCATCTACCTCTGGCGACGCTGGTCGTTCTGAGGCGCTATCTCTCCTCGTTCTTGACGAGGCTGCTCACATTGAGGGTCTAGAAGATCTATGGACTGGTCTTTACCCAACACTATCAACCGGTGGTCGCTGTATTGCTATCTCCACACCAAACGGTGTTGGTAACTGGTTCCATAAAACCTGCACAGGTGCCGAGAGTGGAGAAAATAATTTCCATCTCACGACGCTTATGTGGGACGTTCACCCGGACAGAGATGAAGAATGGTTTAAGAAAGAAACCAAGAATATGTCCAGAAGACAGATTGCACAGGAGTTGGAGTGTAACTTCAACACGTCTGGTGAAACTGTTATTGATCCAGAGAACATGGAATGGATCATGGCTAATGTCAAAGAGCCAAAGCACAAGACAGGGTTTGATAGAAACTTTTGGCTTTGGGAAGAGTACGACCCAAGTTGTAATTATCTTTTAGCAGCAGACGTGGCAAGAGGCGACGGCGCTGATAGTTCTACATTCCACATTCTGAAACTCGAAACAATGGAGATTATTGGCGAATACATGGGCAAACCAACGCCAGACCTTTATGCTAACATGTTAAACCAAGTTGGTAGAGAGTTCGGCAATGCCATGCTTGTTGTTGAGAACAACTCAATTGGCTACACTGTTATAGATAAGTTAGTAGAATACGCTTATCCTAATCTTTATTATTCAATCAAGTCTACGCATGAATATATCGACCAGCACCTTGGGGAACATAAGTCTGGTGCTATCGCAGGATTCTCTACCACAAGTAAGACCAGACCCCTCATTGTGGCCAAGCTAGAAGAGTTTATGAGAAACAAACTAGTTAAGACGTATTCTTCGCGTTTAGCAAACGAGTTTCGTACTTTTATTTGGTACAACGGGAAGCCACAAGCCATGAGGGGCTACAATGATGATTTGGTAATGGCTCTTGCGATTTGCTGTTGGGTTAGAGATACTGCCCTTCAATCAAGCGCCCGAGACCTCAACTACCAAAAAGCATTCGTAGATGCCATCATGACTTCGAGAACAACCTTGAATACTCAGATAAAAGGACAAATTGGCTACACAGGCGAAGATACAACAAGTAAAATGAACGAAGCAAAAAACCTTTACTCCCAGTATATGTGGATAATTAAGTGAGAAAATAAATGGCACCCCAAAATCCAAAACAAGGCAAGAACCCTGCAAATAGAGACTCGCAGTTATTCCGGTCTCTTACTCGCTTGTTCTCTGGTCCTATTATCAATTACCGCTCTGAGTCCGGTCGTAAGATTCGCAGACAGCACCTTGACAAGTACTCAACACGTTTCAAGTCAGCGTCAGGTCAGCAGTTCAAGAAGCAGTCCTACAACCCGCTAGACAACCTTGCAGCCAACGCAATTGCAAACCAGCGTCGTTCAGAGCGTTACATTGACTTTGACCAGATGGAGTACATGCCAGAGCTAGCTTCTGCTCTTGACATCTATGCAGACGAGATGACCACATTCTCTGCTCTATCTCCAATGCTAAACGTTAAGTGCCGTAATGATGAAATCAAGGCTGTCCTCGACATTCTTTATCACAACATCATGAATGTCGAGCATAACCTTTTTGGTTGGTGCCGCACTATGTGCAAGTATGGCGACTTCATTCTTTATCTCGACATTGATGATCAAATTGGTGTCAAGTCCACAATCGCACTCCCCCTACAAGAGGTCGAGAGACTAGAAGGACTAGACGCAACAAACCCCAATTATGTCCAGTATCAGTGGAACTCTGCTGGCATGACCTTTGAGAACTGGCAAATTGCACACTTCCGCATTCTTGGCAATGACAAGTATTCACCATACGGAACCTCCGTACTAGAGCCTGCTCGTCGTATCTGGCGTCAGCTAACTCTTATGGAAGATGCGATGATGGCCTACCGTATTGTTCGTTCTTCTGAGCGCAAGGTGTTCAAGATTGATGTTGGTGCCATTCCACCACAAGAGGTCGAACAGTACATGCAAAAGATTGTATCTCAGCTAAAGCGACATACTATTGTTGACAAAGACACTGGTCGCATTGACCTACGATACAACCCACTCTCTATTGAAGAAGACTACTACATTCCTATTCGCGCAGGGTCGGTTACAGATATTCAGTCTCTTGCAGGCGGACAGAACACAACACAAATCGATGACATCAAGTATCTTCGTGATAAGTTGTTCTCTGCCATCAAGATCCCACAGGCTTATCTCACAATGGGTGAGGGAGCACAGGAAGACAAGACTACACTAGCAACCAAGGACATTCGCTTCGCTCGCACTATCCAGCGTCTACAGCGTTCCGTTCTGCACGAACTAGAGAAGATTGGAATCATCCACCTCTACACTCTTGGCTACAGAGGCGAAGATCTTATGAACTTTAAGCTCGCCCTCAACAACCCAAGCAAGATCGCAGAATTACAGGAATTAGAGCATTGGAAGACCAAGTTTGATATTGCAGCCGCAGCAACAGAGGGTTATTTCTCTCGTCGTTGGGTTGCCGATAATATCTTTGGAATGTCCCATGAAGAGTTCCTACGCAACCAGCGCGAGATGTTCTACGATCGCAAGCACGATACCGCACTTGAAGGTGTTGCTGAGGCAGCAGCCGCAGGTGGCGGTGGTGCCGAAGGCGGTGGCGGACTTGACCTTGGTGGCGGAGATGAAGGCGGCTTGGACCTCGACGTAGGCGATGAGGGTGGCGCTGAACTCGATCTAGGTGGTGATGACGCCGATGGAGACGAGGGTGGCGGTGAAGAATCTGCCCTACTAGCAGCACCTCCCGGCTCTCGTGATGCACCTAGTCTTGCCCCATCTCTTGGTAAGCGTGCGAGAACAGGTAAGAAATATGTTACCAAAGGCTCCAAGGGCAAGGTCTACCAAAAGGTAGCAACTGATAAGCGCCCCGCAGGAGCGAGAACTAGGAACTACAACAGTATTCCAACACCAGAGATGAACACTTATAGAACCAACAATCTTGGCGCTCCAGAGCTAAGATCTCTCGCAAGAGGCATTTATGAAGAGCAAGACCCTATTTATCTCAGAGAACAACAAGAAGAAGAATCTCTTCTTGAAGTAAATAACTCGGTCAAGATGCTAATTGAATCTTTGGAAAGCAAGGTTACGGAGACTAACAATGAAGAATAAACACAACAAGAAGAGAAACACGGCTTTTGTATTCGAGGCTCTTGCCCGCGAAGCAACTGTCGCTATTATTAAGGGCGACACAGAACGGAAGGCCAAAGTTGTCTCAATTGTTCGCAAGCACTTTACAGGGGATTCTTTACTCAAGAAAGACCTAGAATGCTACCGCTCACTCTACGAAAATCAGAACCTAGATGAAACCACTAGTAAAAAAATCGTAGAGGCTGTGATGGCTGCTAAGCGCCTTATTGACCCCGACGGACTGTTCAAGCAGCAGACCGAAGTTATCAATGATATCAACAAGGAGCTAAGCCCCGCAACCTTCAATAATTTTGTTCCCAATTACAAGTCTCTCGCAACTATTGCGAAGATGTTCAATACGAACTCACCCAAACAGGCTGTAATGTTGGAGTCAAAGATTGTTGACGGAATGACCGGTGTCATCGAAGAGCAGCAAATGCAGCCCATTGATGCCATCACCTACACCACATTTACCAAGAAGTTCAATGAGAAGTATGGCTCCTCCTTGCTCCGAGAGCAGAAAGAACTTCTAAACCACTACATTTCATCTTTCTCTACTGATGATTTGGAAACAAAAATTTACCTCAATCGTGAACTCACAAGATTGAAGGAATCCCTTGAGAAAGCAAAAGAAGTTGAAGAGGTTGCTGCTGATCAGGAAATGATTAAAAAAACAGAGCTAGTCAAGGAACGCCTTGCAACTTTATCAAGCGAAACTGTCTTGACAGAAGCAAATCTCTTCACAATCTTGAAGACTCAAGAACTCGTAAAGGAAATCTACGACGATGGCAGTAACAGTTAGAATTGTTCCAGTACCCGAACCAGTCAAGGTTACAATAAAACCAAAGACTCCCCCTCCTACTGTAACCTTAGAACTTGATATTCGTAAGTCCCTCAGTGGCGATCTTATGATCTTTGACCACGGAGACATAGACATTGTTTTGTCTGGAAAGGACAAGAAAATTACTGCGTTCCCTAAGCAAACAATGACTGACTTTACTTATGGCGCACAGAATCGCCTATTTAGTCATCTTGCTAGAAAGGGCATCGTCATTCCTGAGTCTATTCAGGGTGGTTCCTTCTACGGTGCGATGGAAGCAAGTCTACAAGAGGCATCAGACGGAAAGTTAAATGCGGCCAAGTTTGCGCTCGTAAGCATTGAGAAGTTTATTAAGGAAGAGAAGCCTTACTATGATAATGTTGAAGCTGTTGTTGCTGGAGTCGAGGATGAATACACCGATCCAGATAAGACTGATTCTACAGAACTTGGTGAAGTGCCACAGCGCGATCAACAAGGATCTATTCGCAAGGGCTATATAAGAGACCCTTACACATTCTCATACATGTATACAATCTAGGAGCATACATGGAGCTTTTACTTTTCATACTCATAGCTTACGGGCTTACACAAATTTTGGTATACAGCGATATGCCAATCTTAAAAAGACTTAGACCAACCAAAGAGTCTTATAGGGGATACGGCAAGGTCTTTCATTGCCC